CCGGGATAAAAAGAACGATACTTCCAATGAATTTTCTGTAATTGTTGGGGAGACTAATGAGGTATTTACTTTTAACTTTAAGGTAGAAAATATTAAAATTCTTCCTGGAAATTATGAGGTTGTAATTTCTTCTAAACTTCTTTCTCGATTTAAAAATACTGGATTTGATGTTACATATTGGATCGCACTTGAACCAGACAGCACCTTTGGGTGATATACTACTAGTGAGTTGAGGAACCTACCATTAATATCTTTGTGACTTCTCCCTGGCCTGCAGAGAGCGCCATTTGCCTTCCCGACAAACACATCGTTAAGATGCCCCTAGAGTGCTGCCAGATGCTCTCTATCGTGGCTTCCGAGAAGTGGGGTTATGGGTACGGCACTCTCCCCAAGGCAGATGGAACCCCCTACAAGACCGAGAAAGGAGCATTCCGCAATCATCCCTGCACCAAGTGGGCAATGGAGAGTATCCATAATGCCTACTGGTTAATTAAGTGGGGACTGAACTTGTCTGACGAATACTGCCTGCGGTATAATAAAACTCACTCTTGTTATAAAACTCTTGTGGAGGCATATTACTTGTTTCCGAAGGGTAAGATTACAGAAGTGACTCCATTTGCTCGTGCTATGCCTGAGGAATGGAAATTTGATAATACTATTGATACATTTGAGGCATACAAAAAGTATATCGCGTCCAAACCTTGGGTGAAGGATAACTATCTACGTATGCCCGAACGAAAACCTGATTGGATTTAATTATGAAAGTTTATGACTACCGAATTGTAGAAGACCTTAATTTAAAAACTTTGAAACCTCATTTTCTAATTCAATATTATCATCTTACTGAAAAAAAATATCATCTTTATTCAAATGATACATTTCAAACACTACAAGAAGCACAAGAAGCAATACGACTAATTAGGAAATACAAAGAACCTTTCTATTATTATGTGGAGTAATTATTCCAAACTACACCAAATGTCGTTTGGTTATAACTAATAATAGTTATTACTCTTCTAATGGAACTCAACGGAATTACCTACAAACAATCAAAAACTTATCCTGACATTTATGTAAGTGCTTGTGGTAAAATTCTAAATGTAAAACCTATTGGAAGAGTTGATAAAAGAGATGGTTATGTTGTAGTTCGTGAAAAACGACTTCATCAACTTGTGGTAGAATGTTGGGGAGAACCAAGACCAAAAGGTAAAGATTGGTGTATAGACCATATTGATGAGAATAAAACCAACAACAAAGTTGAAAACTTAAGATGGTTGCCTCGTTCAGAAAACACAAGAAGGTCTCAAATTGGAAAATCAAATCCAAGAAAAGCAGTTGTTCAAATGGAGAGTGAAGTAAAGAAAGAAATTGTTAATCTTTCCAATCAGGGATTGTCGCAAAGACAGATTGCTGATATTATGGGAAAAAGTCAAAGAAGTATTTGGAATGTATTGAATGGAGTTTATTGATGAGTGACAATTTTTTGTGGGTGGAAAAGTGGAGACCAAAAAAGGTAGAGGATTGTATCCTTCCCGAGGACACTAAAAAAACCTTTTTGGATTTTATTGAAAAGGGAGAAATTCCTAACCTTCTTCTTTCTGGTCCTCCTGGTATTGGAAAAACTACTATTGCGAAAGCACTATGCGAACAACTTGGTGCGGATTATTATGTAATTAACGGGTCTGATGAGGGGCGTTTCTTGGATACTGTCAGAAATCAAGCAAAGAACTTTGCTTCGACAGTATCACTTCAAGGAAATGGTAGGCACAAAGTCATTATTGTGGATGAGAGTGACAACACAACCTCGGATGTTCAACTCCTACTACGGGCGAATATTGAGGCATTTTATAACAATTGCCGATTCATCTTCACCTGCAACTACAAGAACAAGATTATTGAACCTCTTCACTCCCGATGTGCAGTCATCGATTTCACCATCAAAGGGAAGCAAAGAGTTCAACTTGCAGGTAGTTTCTTTCAACGACTTCAATCAATCTTGGATGCGGAAAATGTACGATATGATCCTAAAGTCCTTGCCGAACTGATTAACAAACATTTTCCTGATTGGAGGCGAGTTCTCAATGAGTGCCAACGATATTCTGTTGGTGGAGAAATTGACTCTGGTATTCTTGCATCCTTCTCTGACGTTGCCGTAAATGATCTCATTAAATATCTCAAAGAAAAGAATTTCACAGAAGTCCGAAAGTGGGTGGTCGCCAACTTGGACAACGATTCTTCTATCATTCTTCGCAGGGTTTATGACGCCCTTTACTCTGTTCTACTTCCCCAGTCTATCCCTGCTGCCGTTCTTATTATTGCTAAGTATCAATACCAAATTTGTTTTGTGGCTGACCAAGAAATTAATCTCCTAGCAGCACTGATTGAAATTATGGCGGAGTGTGAGTTTCAATGAACCCTTATAAAATTGATAATAAACTTCTTAAAGAAGTTCCAGTGAAAACAACTCCTGAGAATGTAAAAGAGGCAAATGAGGCACTCTTTTACTCTAAAATGAATTTACCGCAAGCAGCAAAGCATTGTGGAATGACTCAGAAAGAAATGAAACTTACCTTTTTTGAATACCTGAAATATAACAAACCTGATTATGAGCATGAAAAAAATTAAACCAACTCTTGAAGATCTTTACAATACATCTGTTCCTTTTAGGTATTCAAAACAAAAATATCAATCCATTGAATTGGATAAATCTATTGATTATCCTAAAATAGTTGTTTATGCTATAAATGCATATAATCAAATTGTAGGTAATCTTTCAAATTGGCAATTAAATAGGAAATGTTTTAATACAACAAGGTCAGTGAGTCATTCATTTTATGATGGAGTCCATTCAAACAGTATTGATACTGGATTAATTTCTAAATCTGCTGCTGATAAAAAAAAGAAAGATCCAAAGTTTGTAACAACTAAAGATCACATATATGTTCCACAATCTATGGTTAGAATGGTATTGGATAATCCTGAAAAATATCTTAAAGACCCTAACGATTTTTTTAAGTTATTTTATAAATCTTGCCAAACAAGAGAAGTTACTAAGGAAGAAAATGATTTGTTATCGAAATGTGTAAAGTCTGGAAAAGTTGAAAATGGTAAAAAATATGATAGAATTCAGATTCTATGCTCTTTGTCTCAAAGATACAATCATTGTGGTATTGTAATGCTTAAGAGGGAAAGGGGGCGCGGATGGTATCATAAAGATATGCCAATAGTAGATGCTACTATTGATACTCCTGAGGGTTATGATGAATATGAATCTCAGTTTATTGTTGAAGAGTTTGAATAGTTAAAAATATGTTATCTATTGAAGATGCAATTTGGGCAGCAGATCAATTTATACAGTACTATTCCAAGTTTAATCGTATCGATGATTATCTTCGTTATGTTAAACGTAGTAGAATGGATAATGCATCTGGAAAATTGTTCGGGCCTGAGGATGAGATTTTCTCCAATTTCAATCTTCATCCAAATGAAATGTCATTTTCAATTCATGAGGTAAATACCAATCCCAAAACAACATCCAAGTACAATCAAGATCTTTACTCAGAAATTTTGAATGATACTGCATCAAATCCTATCGAAGAAGCAATTCCTGGTAGAACTTTGAAGTGGATTGTGACTGAGGATACTAGCAATAAGATAATTGGAGTAGTCCGATTTGGATCTCCAACAATTAATTCAAAACCAAGAAATGATTATTTTGGTGAGGTTATTTCACTTTCCAGAATTAACAGTGAGTTTGTAATGGGATTTAACATTGTCCCTGTTCAACCATTTGGATACAATTATCTTGGTGGAAAACTTCTTGCTCTTCTTGCTTCTTCCAATGAACTCAAGCGACAATTTGATCGTAAATATGGAATTGATCTTCAATACTTTGAAACAACTTCACTATACGGTACAACGAAGGGAGTATCCATGTATGATGGTCTTAAACCTTATATTAGACACATAGGAGATACTGAAAGTAATTTTCTCCCTCTATTTCATGATGATTACTTCAAAGAAATGTTCTGGTGGTTTAATAATACTGCCAATGGTGGAGAAAGACTCATTTCTGCAGATAAGTCTTCAAAGAAATTGAAGATTCAGACTAAGATGATTTCTATTATTAGGAATTCTTTGAAAGGTCATTCTAAGTTAGATGAATTTAATTCCTGTATCGAACACGCAAAAACTTTGACTGAAAAGAAAAGATATTATCTTTCTAAGTTTGGATACGAACCTCAAGAAGTCATCGAATGGTGGAAGAAAAAGGCATCAAAGAGATATGAAAAACTTAAGTCTGAAGGTCGTTTAAGGACAGAACTTGAGTTGTGGAAACATGGTAATGATTTGGAGATTATTCGATGACTTATGAATTGAAAGATTGGTTGAATTCTATCAACCAAACAAAAAATAATATTATGGATGAAGATCCTACATCTGAAAAAGAATATGCACCTTATATCATCAATCGCTGTCTTTCTGGGCATATTGACTGTTTGATGTTTGCAAATGAAATGAACCAATATCATTTCCTCCCAAAGAAGATGCAATATGACTTTTATATAAATAGTCTGAGGAAAAAGAAGAGATATTCTCCCTGGCTCCGACAAGATAAAATCAAAGATCTTGATTATGTCAAACGTTATTATGGATATAGTAATGAAAAGGCAAAACAGGCTTTGAGGATTCTTACTAAAGAACAACTAACATTTATTAAATCGAAATTTGAAACTGGAGGAACAAAATGAGTGTAGTTCAAGAACCTGAAGTGAAGTGGACGCCCGACCAAATGGTGGAAGTGATTCTCAATGAACCTGATGATTTTCTAAAGGTTCGTGAGACTTTGACCCGTATCGGAGTTGCTTCAAGAAAAGAAAAGAAAATCTATCAGTCTTGCCATATTCTGCATAAGCAAGGTAGATATTACCTGGTTCATTTTAAAGAATTATTTGCTCTCGATGGCAAACACGCAAATCTGACTGTAAATGACGTTCAGCGTCGTAATCGTATTGCCCAACTTCTTGCTGATTGGAGTTTGATTACGATTGTTGATGTTACTAAGATTCAGGACATTGCTCCTCTGAATCAGATTAAAGTGCTTGCTTATAAGGATAAGGGGGACTGGATTTTGGAGACCAAGTACAATATTGGTGCTAAAAAGAAAAAGGTTGAGGAAACCGAATGATCTTTGAGGGGTTGACACCCCTCTTTTTTTATGTTATGATGTATAAATAACCCGTCTACTACATCGGTTGAGTAGTAGATACCTGTTGATGAAAGTCTCAGGTGGGATATGTTCCCATAACAACTAACAAGTCGAAAGACAGTTAACGATCACTAAGAGGTAATGTCATGGCGAGAGAAATGCGTCCGAATAAAGCGTATGCAAAATTCGCTTCTAATTTCGAAAAAACTATTAATAGTTCACTGTACACACAACCTAAAATAAAGGTTTTTATTTTACAAACTGGTGGAGGTAAATCATATTATCAAGATAAGGAAATGCCTTTGATACTTAAGAATGCATTTCCGGATATGAAATATATTTTTAGGTTATCTCCAACAAGAGAAGTTGCATATGACGGCACATTTTCTCATGTTGAAGAATTATCCAAAGAAGATGAGGTTAATTTCACTTTTATAGCTGATCCGGCAAGTAATAGTATTTTAGATGCTATTGGAAAAATACCAAAGACAGTTCTTTGTGTTTCTTGTACTCACACTTACTTCTCTACTAATTTTGAAAGATTGCTAAAATATGCTAAAGAATCTGTTTTAATTATTGAAGAAGCTCATCAATTCATTGGATGTGCTGATGCAGGTAGAGAAGCATATACTGTTAATTTTGGTTATACCTCAGAATACTCTGCCGAAACTTCTAAACTAATTTTAAAATGGAGAGATGTAAATCCTAGAATTTTGGGATTTACTGCTACTGCTACTGAACATCATAGAGGTAATGATAAATTATCTGATCAATTTGAAATTTCTGGCGAACTTGCACCATTAGAGGATATTCTCCCTTCCCAATCTTGGTTAAATAGACCACAACCATATAGTTTTACTAAAACACAAGGTTTTGAATCAATTAAACCTGCAGTTCAAGAAAGTATCGAATTGCTTTTCAAACGGGAAGAACTGTTATTTAAATTAAAAAAATCTGATCCAAATATTAACCCCAAACTTAGTGCATTTTATGTGTGTGGAGATTCTAGAGGAATCTGGGGGTGCTCAATTACAGAAACTAGAGAAATAATTGCTGATTATCTTTTAACTGAGGGATTTGGTAATCCTTCAGATAAGATGATTGCTACTATGGTGGAAAATAGTAGTGGTGGAAATACTATCTGGGGACTGGATGGTTCTAAAGAAAATGTATCAACTTCTTCTGAATTGTTTAATAGATTACAGGATCCAAATGATCCAGTTAGATTTCTTCTTGTTATTAATAGAGGTAGATCTGGAATTAATGTTCACAATTTAACGGCAGCTGTTGTATGTCGTGTCCGTGATCCCAAAGAAATTAAAACACCCATACCTATTCAAATTTTTGGCAGAATGGTAAGATTAAATGTTGGGACTGGTGATATTATTCGTAAAGAATATATTAATAATCTTGACAATTATTTAAAGTATTATCCTCAGGATTATAATGTAGATATTGAGACTGTGATTGAAACTATTAAAATTTCAAATGTTTTTGATATCTGGCATCCTAGCAATAACAAGGCAAAAAGAACTTGGGAAGAATCATTAGAAGAATTTGAAAAAGATTATGTTAATACCACTCAAAAAGGTTTTGATTATCTTTATAAGTTTACTGGTATGGAAAAACCTAATTGTATGAATCATAGTGTTAATAATGAACTTCCATTAAATTGTCCTTATTGTGGGGAATCTGTTGAGGATAAAATATCCGAATGGGCAACCTCTGGAGCACTTGATAAATTCTTCATATAACCGAATAAAAAAGTAGGGAGTTCAACACTCCCTTTTTTATGTTTTCTGTTATAATTATATACGGATGCCGTAAGGATCCACAAAACACAAACTCGCTTTTAAAGGAGCTACTATAATGACTAACCTTGCAACATCACGGTTTACTGCGTCTGATCTTCCTGCTTTGATGGAAAGAATCACTCGCAATAGTATTGGAATGGATGAATATTTTGATCGTTTGTTCAATCTTCACGAAACTACAACAAACTATCCCCCCTACAATCTTATTCAGGTAAATAATGTAGAGTCTCACTTAGAGATTGCATTAGCAGGATTCAAGAAGGGAGAGGTCAATGTTTTCACAGAATATGGAAAGCTTTTTGTCGAAGGGCAAAAATCAGATGCAGAATCGGATAGGACGTTTATCCACAAGGGAGTGGCTAGCAGAAGTTTTAAACGAGCGTGGACTTTATCCGACGACACAGAAGTCCGCGAAGTCACATTTGAAGACGGACTTCTACGGATCGTACTTGGGAAAATAGTTCCAGAACACCATAATCGTAAGGACTATCTATAAATACCAAGTATCGTCGCCGCAGGGGAGCAACTGGCAAAATCCAGTTGACGCTCCCCCATTTTTTTGCTATAATATTGGGAGCACATAAAGTAAAATGTCAATCAAACTTGCACTATTAAAATCTGGAGAAACAGTTATTTCTGATGTAAAAGAACTTATTTCCGCCGAGGAAAATGTATGTGGATATATCTTTGAAAATCCATATAAGGTAATTACTGAAAGAAGTATTGTTCTCTCTGAAGAGACTGAATATGATGCTAAGATACAAGTATCATTAACTCCTTGGATTATCTTAAGCGAAGATAGGCAGATGCTAGTAACAATGGATTGGGTTGTAACTTTGGTAGACCCAATTCAATCACTTAAACAAATGTATGAGGAAAAAGTAAATGGACAAAACAATCAAATGTCTCTTACTGAAAGTTGATAATGTAATTGTAACTGAGATTATTGAAATTGGATCTGAGTTAGGGGAACCTGATTGTAAGTTAATCAATCCATATCAAATAGATGTTGAAGGAAATTTGACACCTTGGCCTGATGTAACTGATCAAAGAGAAATGATGATTCATTCTGATAGTATTCTCACTATCGTTGATCCTAAACCTGAAATTATTGAAAAGTATCTTGAATTAACTGCCTGATGTCGCTTCGTTTTTACACTAACGTTCAAATGGTCGGGGATCACTTCTTGGTCCGTGGTTATGAAAATGGTAAACATTTCATGACCCGTGAGAAGTTTTACCCGACTCTTTTTGTCCCCTCAAAAAAGAATACTGAGTATCAAACACTAAATGGTGAATATGTTGAAGCAGTGCAACCTGGAACTGTAAGAGAATGTAGGGAGTTTATTAAAAAGTATGATGGTGTGGAGGGGTTTGATATTTCTGGAAATGACCGATACATCTATCAGTATATTTCTGAGACTTATCCAGAAGATGAACTCAAGTTTGATATTAGTAAAATTAAAGTTACAACAATTGATATTGAGGTTGCATCGGAGAACGGATTCCCTGATGTAGAAAGTTCTGCTGAAGAAGTATTGCTGATTACTCTTCAAGATTATAATACGAAGCAAATCCGTACTTGGGGTCTTGGTAAGTTTAATAATCAGCAGAGCAATGTAAACTACCGTTCGTTCTCAAATGAATATGATTTGTTGAATGACTTTATTAATTGGTGGATGATTGAGGAAAATACTCCAGAAGTCATTACTGGTTGGAACAGTGAACTGTATGACATTCCATATTTGGTTCGTCGCATAGACCGTGTTCTTGGTGAAAAACTGATGAAGCGTATGTCTCCGTGGGGTCTAGTTACTGAACGGGAGACATTTATTTCTGGACGCAAACATATCTCTTACGATATTGGTGGAGTGAGTCAACTTGATTATCTGAATCTTTATAAGAAGTTTACTTATAAGGCACAGGAATCTTATCGTCTTGACCACATTGCAAATGTGGAACTTGGGCAGAAAAAGTTGGACCACAGTGAATTTGATACGTTCAAAGATTTCTATACCAAAGGTTGGCAGAAGTTTGTAGAATATAACATTATTGACGTGGAACTTGTTGACCGTTTGGAAGACAAGATGAAACTGATTGAACTTGCTTTGACAATGGCATATGATGCTAAAGCAAATTATGCTGATGTGTTCTCTCAGGTTCGTATGTGGGATACGATTATCTACAACTATCTGAAAAAGAAGAATATTGTGATTCCTCCGAATGTGAGGTCTGATAAAGATTCTAAGTATGCTGGTGCATATGTAAAAGAACCGATTCCTGGTGTGTATGATTGGGTGGTGAACTTTGACCTTAACTCTCTGTATCCTCACCTGATTATGCAATACAACATCTCCCCAGAAACTTTGGTGGAACAGCGTCATCCCTCAGTAACTGTAGATAAGATTCTGAATCAAGAAATTGATTTTGAACCTTATAAGGACTATGCAGTTTGTGCTAATGGTGCAATGTACCGTAAGGATGTTCGTGGATTTCTTCCTGAACTGATGGAAAAGATCTACAAAGACCGCACCATCTATAAGAAGAAAATGATCGCTGCCAAACAAGAGTATGAGAAAAAGAAAACCAAAGAACTGGAAAAGGAGATTGCAAGGTGTAACAACATCCAAATGGCAAGAAAGATTCAACTCAACTCTGCTTATGGTGCTATTGGTAATCAGTACTTCCGTTATTTTAAACTAGCGAATGCTGAAGCAATTACTCTTTCTGGACAAGTTTCGATTCGTTGGATTGAAGATAAGATTAATAAGTATCTGAATAAAGTTCTTAAGACACAGGATATTGATTATGTTATTGCTTCTGATACTGACTCCATTTATCTTAATATGGGTCCTTTGGTTGAGACTGTATACAAGGGAAGAGAGAAAACTACTGAAAGCGTTGTTTCGTTCCTTGATAAGGTCGCTAAAGTGGAACTTGAAAAGCATATTGAAGGTTGCTACCAAGAACTGGCGGACTATGTGAATGCTTACGATCAGAAGATGCAGATGAAGCGTGAGAATATTGCCGACCGTGGAATCTGGACTGCCAAAAAACGTTATATTCTCAATGTTTGGGATAGTGAAGGTGTTCGTTATGAAGAACCTAAACTCAAGATGATGGGCATTGAGGCAGTCAAGTCTTCTACTCCAGCACCTTGTCGTCAGATGATTAAGGATGGTCTAAAACTGATGATGAGTGGAACTGAAGAACAGGTGATTAAGTTTATTGATAAGTGTCGTTCCGACTTCAAAAAACTTCCACCAGAGCAGATTTCTTTCCCAAGAACTGCTTCTGATGTTCGTAAGTATCGTTCCCAGTCTGACATTTATATGAAGGGAACACCAATTCATATTCGTGGAGCACTTCTTTTTAATCATTATATTAAAGAGAAAAACCTGACCAATAAATATTCACTTATTGGTAATGGGGAAAAGATTAAATTTATTTACCTCAAAAAACCAAATATTATTCAGGAGAATATTATCTCCTTTATTCAAGACTTTCCTACAGAACTTGGTCTTGACAAATATATTGATTATGAACTACAATTTGAAAAGAGTTTTCTTGAACCACTTAAGTCCATTCTTGATGCAATTGGATGGAAAACAGAACATACAACAACCCTAGAATCATTTTTTAACTGATGGATTTGCCTATTAACGAAAAAGAATTGAATACGATTATTAGTGCTATGAGATTGGGAGGAGATTCTGCATTGTATCAAAAACTATGGACTTATAAAATGAACTATATCGATAAAAATAAAAATGGGGAGAAAGAATGATGGATTTTCTTAAAGATATTGTAAAAGAAATTGGTGGTGAGTATACACAACTTGCTTCCGATATTGATGAGACGGAGACTTATGTTGATACGGGTTCATACATTTTTAATGCACTGGTTTCAGGTAGCATATTTGGTGGTGTATCTGGGAATAAGATTACTGCTATTGCTGGAGAGTCTTCTACTGGAAAGACTTTCTTCTCTCTCGCTGTGGTTAAGAATTTTCTTGATAATAACCCCGATGGTTATTGTCTCTACTTTGATACTGAGGCTGCTATCACTAAATCTCTTTTAGAATCCCGTGGAATTGATACTTCTCGTCTTGTGGTTGTCAATGTTGTTACTGTTGAAGAGTTTCGCGGAAAAGCACTCAAAGCAGTAGATTTGTATATGAAAAAACCTGAAGCAGAACGCAATCCTTGTATGTTTGTTCTGGACTCTTTGGGGATGCTTTCTACAAGTAAAGAGATTAATGATGCTCTGAATGATAAAGAAGTTCGTGATATGACCAAATCACAACTCATTAAAGGTGCATTCCGTATGCTTACGTTGAAACTTGGTCAAGCAAACATCCCTATGATTGTAACCAATCATACTTATGATGTTATTGGTGCTTATGTTCCTACTAAGGAGATGGGTGGTGGTAGTGGTCTTAAGTACGCTGCTTCTAGTATCATTTACCTTTCAAAGAAAAAGGAAAAGGATGGAACAGAAATCGTTGGAAACATTATCAAGGCAAAGACTGCTAAGTCGCGTTTGAGTAAGGAGAACAAAGATGTTGAAGTCCGTCTTTATTATGATGAGCGCGGTCTTGATCGTTACTATGGTCTTTTGGAACTTGGTGAACTTGGTGGACTCTGGAAGAATGTAGCAGGTCGCTATGAGATGGATGGTAAGAAAATCTATGCCAAACAGATTCTCAAAGAACCTGAAGTATATTTTACAGAAGAAGTGATGCAACAACTGGATGAAATTGCAAAGAAAGAGTTTAGTTATGGATGAACTAAATGATTTTATTCATATCTATGAGAATGCTTTAGAGTCTAATATTTGCGACTTTTTGATTTCATTATTTGATCAGGAACCTGATAAACATGAGCGTCACGATAATGATGGAAAACCCAACTTTACTCAATTCAATTTCACAGAAAATCGTGATTTGACATCAGAGGTTGAGCAAGTTCATAATCATGTTATTAAAAATGTATTTACTTATCGTGATAAGTATTATGAATTTGTAGATACTCGTGTCTTTCCTAAAGACCATGCGTTTGAGCAGTTTCGTATAAAGAAGTATAATCCTGGTGGCGAAGACCGCTTTGATACTCACGTTGATGTGCTAGACTATCTATCCGCGAGAAGATTTTTATCTTTTATGTGGTATTTGAATGATGTTGAAACTGGTGGAGAGACTGTCTTTAAAGATTTAATCATTAAACCTAAAAAGGGTACACTATTGGTATTTCCACCACTTTGGATGTTTCCACATAAAGGAAATCCCCCAATAACTGATTCAAAGTATATTATGAGTACATATTTACATTATAAGTAATGGAAAGAATTGAAACTACAATTTTAAGAAACCTAGTATATAATGAAGATTATTCGCGTAAAGTCATTCCTTTCATACAACCAGATTATTTTGAGAGCAAGTCCGAAAAGGTCATTTTTGAAGAGATTGTCCAATTTATTGTTAAGTATGGTTCGGCAATCACAATCGAAGCACTCAACATTGAGGTAGAAAATCGCACAGACTTGACAGAAGATCAGGTAAAGGAAGTCAGAGAAATTAATAAATCTCTGAATGATTTTCCTGTAGAAAAGCAATGGTTGCTAGACACAACTGAAAAGTGGTGTCGCGATCGTGCCATTTACCTAGCACTTATGGAATCAATCCATATTGCTGATGGTAATGATGGAAAGAAGAATCGTGATGCTATTCCAAGTATTCTTTCAGATGCTCTAGCAGTATCTTTTGATAATAATATCGGTCACGATTATCTTCAAAATTATGAGGAGCGTTATGAATTTTACCATCGTAAAGAAGATAAAATCGAGTTTGATCTGGAATATTTCAACAAAATCACAAAGGGTGGCATCCCTAACAAGACTCTCAATATCGCTCTCGCTGGGACGGGCGTTGGGAAATCGCTATTCATGTGTCATGTGGCTAGTTCCGTCTTATTGCAAGGTAGGAACGTTCTCTACATCACTCTTGAGATGGCGGAAGAAAGAATTGCAGAAAGAATTGATGCAAACCTTCTCAATGTCCCGATTCAGCAACTGGTTGATCTCCCACGTTCGGCATTTGAAAACAAAGTAAATAATATTGCAAAGAAGACGCAAGGTACTCTTATCATTAAAGAGTATCCCACTGCATCCGCACATTCTGGTCATTTCAAGGCACTTCTCAATGAACTTGCTCTTAAGAAATCATTTAGACCTGATATTATTTTCATTGATTACCTTAATATTTGTGCTTCTTCCAGATTTAAAGGTGGAAGTAATGTTAATTCTTATACTTTGATTAAGTCTATTGCCGAAGAACTTCGTGGTTTGGCAGTTGAGTTTAATGTGCCAATTGTGAGTGCGACACAGACGACTAGAAGCGGTTTTGGTTCATCTGATCCAGAATTAACCGATACTAGTGAGTCCTTTGGTCTCCCTGCTACTGCAGATCTTATGTTTGCTCTGATTAGTACCGAAGAGTTGGAGCAGTTGGGACAGATTATGGTCAAACAACTTAAAAACCGATATTCTTCAACTGATATATATAAGAGGTTCGTATTGGGAATTGATAGAGCAAAAATGCGTCTTTATGATTGTGAACAAATCGCTCAAAAAGATATTTTAGATTCTGGTAAAGATGAAGACTTTGTTCATGGTAGTGAATCAAAAGTAAAAAAATCATTTGATGGATTTAAATTCTAATGGGAATTATTTACTGTATTCATAGTTTATCCACTAGTAAAAAATACATAGGACAAACTATTGAAAAAATGCAGAGAAGAGTTTTGCGTCATTTTAGAACTATAAACGAAACTAAAATTAGCAGAGCAATTCAAAAATATAGTAAATATGATTTTGTCTATGGTATAGTTGAAGAAGTTGAAGATAAAAATTTATTAGATGAACGGGAACAATATTGGATAAAATATTATGATTCTATAGATAATGGATTCAATATTAAAGAAGGTGGTAAATGTGCAAGAGGGTTTAAACAATCTGAAAGTTCTATAGAAAAAAGGAGGCAAAAATTAATTGGAAGACCTTTAAGTGTGGAGCATAAAAAAAGTATAAGTAAAGCACATAAAGGAAAAGTTTTATCAAAAGAAACTGTTGATAAAATGATTGCATATAGAACTGGTAAAAAACTTACTGATAGTTGTAAAGAAAAAATTGCTTTATCTCATAGCAAAAACATTTATGAATTAAAAAATATAGATGGAACTATTTTAATAATGAAAAATCTTGCACAGTTTTGTAGAGATAATAAGTTTTCTCAAAGTTATTTTACTCGTATTTTAAAGGGAGAAAGAAAAACTTATAAAGGGTGGACGATCAAGATACTTGACTCTGGACAGGAAGACGAGTATAATAGCAATGAAGACAACAAACCTAAAAAGTCGTTTGAAGGATTTAAATTTTAATGGAAACCGCTAAACACGTAGATTTTGATAAGTATGCTGAGTTTGTAGATGCTGTAACTTCTGACGCATCTAAGGACTTTCTTTCCCTCTCTGATCGTCTAGTTGCTCTAGATGAAAAGGGTGCCAATATTGAACGTCTCCTGACCGCTTCTGTTGGTATTAATGCCGAGGGTGGTGAATTTATGGAGATTGTTAAAAAAATGATCTTCCAAGGAAAACCTTATAATGAGGACAACCGTGAGCACCTGATTATTGAACTGGGTGATATTATGTGGTATGTTGCTCAAGCATGTATTGCACTTGATGTCACTCTTGATGATGTAGTTGCTCGTAATGTTCAAAAACTTCTCAAGCGTTATCCTGAAGGTGCTTTTGATGTTTATTTCTCCGAAAACCGTGCTGCTGATGACCGATGACTAAAGAAAAACAAGTAACAATTAAAATGGACGTTCGTTCTGCTGCTGCAGTTCGTCAAATCCTTTTTGATGCACAGAAAGGATACACTTATGATGAAGTGAGTGTTCCTCATCGTATCTCTGACATTCGTACTATTATTCAAAATATTGATGATAATATTGGTGCAGTTCTTGGTGTGTAATAAATATTTCAAAAAATGTCTTTGATTGGCAAAAGAAAAGGAAGACCAACTACAAGAATGCAGTTTGATGCTATTCTTAAAAGATTTATTGTCTTCCTTAAAAGAGAACTTCGTTTAACCTATGATATTCCATATGTACTCATAGATGACTCTGATTTTGCCAAAACAAATATGACCTTTGGTATGATGAATAGAGAAACACTTTATATTAGTATAATCAATCGTCATCCAATAGATATTTTAAGAACAGTCTCTCATGAGTTCGTTCATTACAAACAAGTTGTAGATGGTAAAAAAATCTCATCAAATCCTGGAAGTCCTGCTGAAAACGAAGCAAATGCAAAGGCGGGTGAGATTATGAGGAAGTATGGGAAACTTCATCCAGAATTATTTGACCTTATGCCACTTAGGTGATATAATTCTTTTATGCCCAAATGGTGAAACTGGTATACACGCATGACTTAGGATCATGTGCTTCGGCGTGGAGGTTCGAGTCCTCTTTTGGGCATTAAAATAAATAAATATATAATAAAAATAGTTGTTATAAGTAGTAATTATAACTAAAGAATGAAAAAATTTCACCAATTCATAACGGAAGCAACCTCGGCATCGATTCAAGCAAAACGTCTTGCGCTTGTTGGCGATGGGCATGGGGGGTGGTATAATAGGGCCACTGGTGAATTTGAGGCAAAGACCGTGGGTGGCCAACTGAAGTATTTTAACAAGCGTCAGGTTATTGGTGGAAAAGATCCAAAACAGAGTGAATTTGAAAAAAATATTCCTCTAGGATCTTCATATCCAGAACAACCTGCTCCTCAACAGCAACAGGTTCCTGTAGAACAGCAACCTCAAGATGTTCCACAAGAAGAAATTCCTCAAGAAGTGCCAGTAGCAACTCCACCACCTGTTCCTAAAACAAAAGGAACTCTTACAATTGCTTTTGGTCGTTTTAATCCTCCTACGATTGGACATCAACAATTAATGGATACTGCCGCCATGGCAGCAATGGAAGAAGATGGTGACTATATTATTGTTCCATCTCGCAGTCTAGATAAAAAGAAAAATCCACTAGATCCTGATACTAAAATATCATTCATGAGAATGATGTTTCCAAATCATAGTGAAAGAATTGTAAATGATCCAAACTTTAGAACTATTTTTGATGTTCTTAAAAAGGCACATAATGATGGATACACTAATGTTAGAATAGTAGGTGGATCTGATCGAGTTAAAGAATTTGAGAGGTTGTCCAATGAATATAACGGACAACTTTACCAATTTGATGTTATTGATGTACTATCTTCTGGTGATAGAGATCCTGATAGTAACAAGGGTGTTGAAGGAATCTCTGCATCAAGACTTAGACTTGCTGCCGCAGAAGGAGATTTTATGACATTTAGATCTGGTCTTCCTCCAGAAATCAAAAATAAAGAAGCACTTCAACTTTTTGATTTTGTTAGGCAGGGAATGGGTATTCAAGAAATACAACAAGAAGGATACAATACATGGGAAATTGCTCCAAAATTTGATCCACATTCTCTACGCGAAAATTATATTGGCAAAAATATTTTTAAAGTTGGAACTTTTGTTGAAAATTTAAATACTGGATTGAATGGTAAAATTATTCGTAGAGGAACTAACTATCTAATTTGCGTGACTGAAAATGGAATGATGTTCAAATCCTGGATTAAAGATGTAAAAGAATCTTATTCTGAAAAACAAATGAATAGGGTAATGAGAATGCCAGGAAAACCAAATACTTTAGTTGGAACTACTGGTTTTTTTAAATACGCTACGATGATGACTCCTGGAGCAGTGGGAACTGGTGCAGAGAACCTTCAAGTTGGTGGAAAAGCATATGGTATTAATTTCATAAATAAACATAGGAAAAAAGTAAAACGTTAAATTCTTCATATGAAAAAGCACATTGCCGAAGATCTTCCTGCAAGAAGTCATCCACAAGCACAATTGTCTTCTCAAAACAAGAAACCAGAAAGTAGAGATTCTGGTGATGAAAAGAGAGATGGTGGTGGAGAAAAAACTCCAGAGCAGAAAGTTAAGCAAGCAGTTTATGATATTCGCTACCGCGCAAGAAGGGAAAATCTACCTCTTCGCACTGCATATTCCCAGTATATGCAAAATAGTTCTATGGGTGAACAGGAGAAACAAGAAGTAAAGAGAAAACTCTTTGGTAAAGAGGGTGGTGCGATGCAAGCGGAGAATTTTGAGAATTATATGAAAAAATCTGCTTCAAATGCAGTTTCTAAAGCACTTTATAAAGTTTTTCTGGAAAAAAAGGAAGAGTATATTGATCTAGATCAACTTAAATTGGATTTAGAAGAAAAAGCACACTTTAATAAGTATAATTCAGCAGAATCTAAAAAATATAAAGTTAGAGTCACTGATAAGCAAAGTGGCGTATCTTATGTTAGATATGCAACTCGTAAAAAAATTAGTGAACTTAGAGCAAAAGGTCTTGAAGTTGAAATGACCGAATATGGAACTCCATATGAAGGTGAGAGAGAAAGGGGTGAGCAAACTGCTACCGCTTTAGGTGGTGGAAAAGCGAAGAAAGATTATGATAGGGATGGAAAAGTTGAAAGTGGTGCAAAAGAGTATCGCGGAGCAGTACATAATGCAATTCAACGTAAAAAAGGTGGAGTTGCTGATGGTAAAGATACCTCAAGCGTAAAAGAAGGTTTTTTAGGTGAGGTAGCAGCAACCGCAAATTTGCCTCAGACTGACGCTTCACAGCAAGTAAGTCCTGATACAAATCCCACTCAGATTGATTTTACTACCAAAAAAAATAAAATTGTTGTGAATCCAACTGATAACTCACAATCAAAATTAATGTCACATTATGAAATCGAAGGTGATGTTATTATTGAAAATGGTTATTCTAAGTTTCTTAAAAAAGTTCATGCTCTTCATGAAAAGGCGGAAAGTGAGCAACAGCAAAAACTTTTTGGACTTGCACTTTCAGTCAAAAGAGGAAAAACTTCAAGATCTGAAGTAAGTCAAGCAGTTCTTGATATTGTTGATAAGATGAGCGAAAAGGAAATTCGTAAATTTGCTAAAACAAAGCATGAGGGAATTCCTAAACAAAAAGTTCAAAAAGAAGAAGCAGAATGTGGAAAAAAGGAAGATGATGGAGTAGATCGTCGTCCTCTTGCAACTGCAATTAATCTTGCAAAGAATAAAGCAAGATCAATGGGTGTTAGAGACCCATTGGTAATGGTTGCTTCTGAGCAAACTGGTCCTGCATTACCTGGAGAATATAGACCAGGAACACCCAAAGCTCCAGGTGGTCGCCCACATCTTCCTGGAGAAAAGCAAACACCAACCCCCAAAAAGTCTCCTAAATTGCAATTAGCATCGCACGAATTGGAAGGTGAGTCGATTGATGAATCAACTCCCCTCTTTTATAAATTGCAGAAAAGGGGAAAACGAAATTCTTCAACTGCAAAAGCACAACAAAGAACTGATGCTGATTTGGAGACACAAAAGAATAAAAAGATAAAATCTCAGAAAGAAAAGCAAAGTTATGAAAGAGAAAAACCTGAAGAGGATCATCCATCATTGTCTGCTCGTGAAAGAAATCCGAATTTGAGATAGAAATTACTAAATATCTCAGGATACTCTCTTACGGAGGATATTATGGGTGCAGTAGTAGCAGTGGTAAAACCACTTCTGATTCAAATTGCAACACATCCAGCAGTTAAAAACTTAGTTCTTGAGTTGCTTTCAAAATATGTCAAATCAACAGACAATAGCATTGATGATGTTGTTTATCAGTTGGTTAAGGAAAATCTATTTAAACCACAAGCATGATTACTTGCTTTTTAACTAATTGGGGTGTAACGATCATTCTTGGTTTATTATTAACTGCTTCGGAATGGTTAGCAAAAACAAAAAAATTTGAGGAGAATGGTTTATTAGATTTAATTAATCATTTTTTAAAAACACTCCTACATAAAAGAGACCAAAAGTAAAGGTCTCTTTTTTTTATAAATATCAATATAAAGAAACTATAGGGTAAGAAACATGGCTCTTTGGGGCAATAAAGATTCTTTAAGTAATCTGACTGGAACTATAACAATCAATCTTGCTACTGAAGTAGTAACCGGAAGTGGTACAACTTTCGTAACTGCTGGAATTTCAACAGGCGATATTCTTGTAATTGGTGCTGGCGCTACTTACGGACAGGCAGTTATAACTGGAGTAACATCTGCTACTCAACTTTCAATTGGATCAACTCAATTTCTCATTGGGATAGGGACTACTGGACCAGGAATAAGTGTGGGTGTTGCTTATACAGTAACTCAAAAACCAAAATACACTCTTGAAGATGGACAATACTTTGCACCCGATGTAAAGGAAAATAGATTTTCTGCTGTATTTGGTGTAGACGAAATTGAAGTTGGTGTTGCTGCAGGAAGAACTGTCGGTGGTAAAAATGCGGCATATGCTGTAGCACACTCTGGGTGGGTGGGTATTATGACTTATGTTGATAATCACGGAAACTTCAGAGTTAAAAGTGAAGTGTTAGTTGCTGGTGGAATTTCAACTACTTCAGACGCTAACGATGATTCAAGATTCCCAGACAGCTGATAATATGGTATGAAATTTGATGAGTTGAACGAAGATAATTATTTACTATTTGCAGTAAAGTTTTATGATAATCCTCAAGCAGTTACGTTTGAGGATTTTGAATCTGATTTAAAAAGAATTAAATATATAAAAAGATTATTGAAAAGATACAAAAATACTGGTGAGTTAAAAATTCATTTAATATTGAATCATTTAATAGTCTTATTTAATGTTTTTAATGATGCCAGTATTGCATTATTATTTTATAATTTGGATGAAGAACTGTGGCCTTATATAAAAAGTTTTTTAGTATTTTTGAATAGAATACCAGAATATCCAAAAACTTCGGTGAATGATATTAAAGAAGATGAAGAATGTCTAAAAAAATTGCAAACAATCTGATGGAAAGTAAAATAAATAGAATTATTGATATCATTCATTCTCTTAAGGAGGAAGGTATGGTAACTGGTGCTCCTACTAATAATATTTCGAGTGGAAATATTGCAAAGTATGATCCAGTGATGGGATTTACCCGAAGAAAAGTGCCAACAATTATAGGGAAAGGTAAGTTTCCTGGTGCTAGAACACGTTGGAAAAACACTAACGACAGCAATTAGAACAATGTTCCAACCATCATCTACAGAAACAAAAATAGCACTACTCGAAGAGCGCATTAATGTTTATGAGCAGATGATGCAAAGAATTGATACTGCAATTCAAAAGATTGGTGAGACAAGTCAAAATATTAGTCAAATGCTTGCTATTCATAATGAAAAGATTGAGCAGTGTAATCGAACAGACAATATTATTGTCAAGATGATTGAAGATATTAAAGTATCATCAAAAGAACAACACGAACAAATAAGTGAAAAGTTGGGTGAAAGAATAGGGAAAGTAGAAGAAAAGGTAGAAAGTATTTCAAAATTTAGATGGCAAGTACTGGGTGGTTTAGCAGTAGTTGCCATCTTCATTAAATTTGCTCCACCAGCATTCAATCTCTTGACACCCCGCACTTCTCCTGTTACAGTAGAAAGACTGAAATAAGCACCTTCATAATGGATCTGATTGACTCCAAGTATATTGGACTCCTATCTTCGCGTCTTCAAAAATTCAAAAGGGTTAAATCGGATCTCTACACATTCCGTTGCCCAATTTGTGGAGATTCTCAGAAGAACAAGAACAAGACAAGGGGATACATTTATCCGGTCAAGAATAATACAAACTTCAAGTGCCATAACTGTGGTGCGAGTATGTCCTTCAATAACTTCTTGAAGGAGTTAGATCCAATTCTTCATAAGCAGTATACTCTTGAGAAGTTTAAGGAAGGATATACTGGCAAAAACTTTGTGGTTGAAAAACCAAAGTTTGAGTTTATCAAACCTGTCTTCAAGAAGAAATTAGATTTACCAAAAGCATCAGAAAATACTGTTGCTAGAGAGTATCTGCAAAAGAGAAAACTGAATCCTGAAAAGTTTTATTATGCTGACAAGTTTAAGGAGTGGACAAATACCCAAAAACAAACTTTTGATACTATTGGTAAGGATGAGAGTCGCATTATTATACCGATGTATGACACTAAGAGTAATTTGATCGGATTTCAGGGAAGAGCACTAGGTCCGAACCCTGTTAAATATATCACTGTGATGCTTTCTGATGACGCACCAAAAATCTACGGGATGGACCAAGTGGATTCTACGAAACCCATTTATATCGTTGAAGGACCCTTCGACTCCACATTTATACAAAATGCTGTTGCTATGTGTGGGTCCGACGTTGATATTGGGTCGTTTGGTTGGAGCAATTATATTTACGTTTTTGATAACGAACCACGTAATAGAGAAATCGTCAACCGAATATCAAAAACCATCGACAGAGGTGACAAAGTAGTGATTTGGCCAACAACTGTTCAGCACAAGGACATTAATGATTGTGTGCTCGCTGGACTTAATGTTATGGATGTGTTAAAATCAAATATCTACTCTGGTTTAGAAGCAAAAATTAAGTTTAACAATTGGAAGAAAGTATGAGTAACGGAACAAAAGTCGTTAAGAGAAATGGTAAAACTGAATCTCTTGATTTAAATAAACTCCACGTTATGGTGGAGGAGGCATGTAAAGACCTCGCAAATGTATCTGCATCACAGGTTGAAATGCAGTCTGGTATTCAATTTTACGATGGTATTACAACCGCAGAGATTCAGGAGATTCTGATTCGTTCTGCTTCTGACCTGATTGATCTTGATCACCCCAATTATCAATTCGTCGCCGCCCGCCTGCTTCTGTTCGCCCTCCGCAAGCAATTGTTTGGTGGAATGTATGAATGCCCTACCGTAAAGCAACACGTTCTTCGTGCCGTTGGTAGAGGTGTCTATGATGCAGAAATTCTTGACATGTATACCGATGAAGAATTTGATAAACTTGAATTGTTCATTGATCATAGTCGTGATTATCTGTTCACTTATGCAGGTCTACGTCAAGTTGTTGATAAGTACCTTGTACAAGACAGAAGTTCTGGTGAACTTTATGAAACGCCTCAGTTTATGTACCTCTTGATTTCTGCAACTATTTTTTCAAAGTATCCTAAAGAAACACGCTTAGATTACGTTAAGAGGTATTATGACGCAATCTCCAAACACAAAATCAACATTCCCACACCTATCATGGCGGGAGTGCGAACTCCACTTCGACAATATGCTAGCTGTGTTCTTGTTGATGTTGATGACACCCTCGATAGCATCTTTAGTTCTGATATGGCTATCGGGAAGTATGTTGCACAAAGGGCGGGAATCGGCATCAACGCAGGTCGAATCCGTGGCATCAACGCTAAAATCAGAGGTGGAGAAGTTCAGCACACAGGTGTTGTCCCATTCCTCAAGAAGTTTGAAGCAACTGTCCGATGCTGCACTCAAAATGGCATCCGTGGTGGATCAGCAACTGTCCACTTCCCAATCTGGCACCAAGAGATCGAAGACATCCTAGTATTAAAAAATAACAAAGGAACCGAAGACAACCGTGTTCGTAAGTTAGACTATAGTATCCAAATCTCCAAACTGTTCTATGAACGTTTCATCAAGAACGAAGAAGTTTCACTCTTCTCCCCACACGCAGTTCCTGGTCTGTATGATGCTTTTGGAACTGATTCTTTTGACGAGTTATATGTACGTTACGAACGAGATGAGTCTATTCCTAGAAAGACTATCGGAGCTCAAGAACTCTTTTTGGACCTCCTGAAAGAACGTGCTGAGACTGGTCGTAT